TCTCATGAGATAAATCATGATGGTAAATCGACGTGTTACTCACCAATTAAATGATGCCGTTATAGTTAGTTAAGCTATAAAAAACATAAAGTTAGGTTTTAACCTTCTCTGCTCATCTTAGCGTTTACTCATAATGCACTGCCTCAGTGAGCGAAAAGGCTGTTTTTGGTGGTTAAATCATGAACTTTGCTTTTTATTTCAAACTTTGCGTTTTTTACGTTGCTTTGCGTTAAAAACATAAAGTAGGATAAAAAACATAAAGGGAAAGCACTCCTAAGAGGGGGATTGGAATGTCACTTATCAATTTACTGCAGGAATGTATCTGCCGCGGACAAGAGATGACGCAAGCCATTGCCATAGCGCAATTTGGTGATGATAGCCCTGAAGCACGTAAGATTACTCGCCGCTGGGGGATAACCGAGGTTGCTGATTTAATCGGTGTTTCACCGCAAGCGATTAGAGATGCTGAGAAGAATGGGCGGTTACCGCCACCTGATTTTGAATTACGTGGCCGCGTCGAACGTCGTGCTGGCTATACCATCGACCAAATTAGCCATATGCGGAGCATTTTCGGTAATCCTAATCAACGGCCAGCCGATAAAAATCCAGCCGTTTTAGCTGTTATGTCGCATAAAGGTGGCGTTTATAAAACCTCATCTGCAGTACATGAAGCCCAGTGGTTAGCCTTACAGGGTCACCGAGTTCTACTCATTGAAGGTAATGATCCGCAAGGAACCGCCTCTATGTATCATGGCTATGTGCCTGATTTGCACATTCACGCCGATGATACTTTGTTGCCATTTTATCTGGGTGAACGTGATAACGCAGAATACGCGATAAAACCAACATGTTGGCCGGGACTAGACATTATTCCCAGCTGCCTGGCGCTTCACCGTATCGAAACGGACCTGATGCAATACCATGCCCAGGGAAAGCTACCTCACCCACCTCACCTTATGCTACGGGCTGCTATAGAATCCGTATGGGATAACTATGACATAATCGTTATTGATAGCGCTCCAAACCTCGGAACAGGGACGATTAATGTTGTTTGTGCCGCCGACATTATTGTCGTCGCTACTCCTGCTGAACTATTTGATTATTCATCCGTTCTGCAGTTCTTCACCATGCTTCTGGATCTGCTAAAAACCGTTGATTTAGGCGGTTTCGAGCCGGTGGTACGACTGCTGCTAACCAAATACAGCCTGACTACTGGTAATCAGTCGCGCTGGATGGAAGAGCAGATAAGAAATACGTGGGGGTCGATGGTTCTGCGTCAAGTTGTCAGGGTGACAGATGAAGTAGGAAAGGGCCAAATAAAAATGCGTACGGTATTTGAGCAGGCTGCTTATCAGCGCTCAACACTTAACGCCTGGCGAAATGCAGTTTCTATTTGGGAGCCTGTTTGCCAGGAAATTTTTGATGATTTGATTAAGCCACGTTGGGAGGAGTAATAATGAAACAGCGCTCAATTTTGAAAGGTGCCCCCAACATCGACAGTATTATGAGTAAAACACACCACGCCCCTACATCGGGGTCAGTGTCGCCAATGGTTGGTGATTTACAGCGCCAGCTTAGTTCCATGTCAGGGAATAGCATTACTTTGCCTGTTTTGGGGCGCAACGTAAGCTTTAAGCTGGAAACTATCCCGGCAAACAAAGTAGAAATGGCGACAATGGTGTGGCTGGGTAACGAACGCGATCAAGAGCTATTAGACGAAGCTGCATTGGCCGACCTCGTTCCTTCATTCCTTACTTCTGGTCAGCAGAACCCCGCCTTCGCTCGCAGAACGTCAGGTATTATTGAGGTCGCTGATGGTTCCCGACGCCGTAAAACTGCAATAATTACTGGCTGTGACTACCGCGTATTAGTCGGTGATCTCGACGATGAGCAAATGCAGTGGTTATCGCAAGTGGGCAACGACTATCGGCCAACCAGTGCATATGAGCGTGGGAAAAGATACCAACGCCGTCTGAAAGATTTTAATGGTAGCGTGAAAGCTTTGGCCCTAGATGAGAATATTGATCGCAATATAATAACCCGCTGCATAAATACTGCTGGCTTGCCCAAAGAGGTCGTCGCTGTTTTCCAGCATCCTGGTGAACTATCCGCGCGCGCCGGGAGCGACTTATTTAAAATCTACCAGGGAAACGAGCGTGCCATGCTCGATGCCGCCAGGCAGCTGCTACGCATGAAACAAGGTGGTGAGGTATTCGAACCTACACGGATTATTCAGGCACTGCAAGATGTCATCTCAATGGATAGAGAGTATGTGCCAAAAGAAGAGAAAAAATATGGTGAAGGGGTCGTCGCCAAATACAAAGGCAACTTCGTTACATTAAAGTTAGATAATAGAAAAATCCCTTCTGACTTAATGAAAAAAATTGAAGCGCTGCTTGAAGCTGAATTAGGGAAGTAAAACTTTTGAGGCGTTGACGTGCGTTACGTTTTGGCGGTAAAGTTAGCCCGTTGCAGCAAAATCTGTAGCCGGGCCTCGCAATCCCGAATATCCCAAACGACGCACAACACGCGCCAGCGTGTTTTTTTGTGCATATGCCTGCGCATACCCGAATTATGGTGGCTCAGGCGGGGCAGCCGAAAGGCTGGCCGGTTTCGTTTGGGCCGGTATTGCGAACCCCGTCTGGGCTACCACCTCTCAAGAGATTCGCAACTCTGGTGGTAGTATCCATAACCAAACTGGAGTACGCACCATGTTCAAGTTCAGGTTCGCGGCAATCTGCCGTACCGATAAAAAGTCCCATATTCATCATCTGTCCACCATCGCCTCATCAGAACGCGAAGCACGTCGCCAGCTTTCCTGCAAGTTCGTTCTATTTTTCCAGGCACGCCTACCAGTATCAGGAGGTGCAGCATGAACCAAGTGAAAATGAACGAACATGGCCTAGCTGAATCGCTAGAGTCTGTACTCTGTCAGATAGTTGCTTTACTTAATGTTACTCAGAATGCACTTAATGGAAGTGAAAGTAGCATCTATATGCGAGATGCTGTGCAAGTGCTTAATGCAGCGCGTAATCTGGCCATTGAAGCAGAGCAATACCGAGCCGAATGGGAACAACTGATTCTTCGTAATCAGTAAGGGATTATATGTTGAAGCGGCAGGCCTTCAAATTCCAGTTAAGACCAAATGGTCAGCAGGAGCGCGATATGTGGCGCTTTGCAGGGGCTTGTCGCTTCGTTTTTAACCGTGCACTGGCTCTTCAGAATGAGAATCATGAAGCGGGGAATAAATATATACCCTACACTAAAATGGCTTCATGGCTCATTGAGTGGAAATCCGCACCTGAAACACAGTGGCTGAAAGAATCACCCTCGCAGCCATTGCAGCAGTCACTGAAAGATCTGGAGCGCGGCTACAAGAACTTCTTCCAGAAACGCGCTGCATTCCCACGCTTCAAAAAACGGGGTCAAAATAATGCATTCCGCTACCCGCAGGGCGTGAGACTCGATCAGCCCAACAGCCGAATATCATTGCCAAAGTTAGGGTGGATACGCTATCGCAACAGCCGTGAAGTCATTGGCGAAGTGAAAAACGTTACGGTCAGCCTGTCATGCGGTAAATGGTACGTCAGTATCCAGACGGAATACGAAGTGGCTGACCCTGTTCACAATGCAGAGTCGATGGTTGGTCTGGATGCCGGAGTCACGAAACTCGCTACGCTTTCAGATGGCACGGTATACCAGCCCGTCAACAGCTTCAAGGCAAGCCAGCGTAAGCTGGCAATGCTCCAGCGCCAGTTAAGCCGCAAAGAAAAGTTCAGTGCAAACTGGCAGAAACAGAGGCGAAAAATCCAGCGTCTGCACTCTCATATTGCCAATACCCGGCGCAACTACCTTCACAAAGTCACCAGTGAGATCAGCAAAAACCACGCAATGATTGTTATTGAGGATTTGAAGGTAAGTAACATGTCGAAATCGGCAAAAGGCACGGCAGAACAGCCCGGACGAAACGTCAGAGCCAAATCAGGCCTGAACCGTTCGATACTGGATCAGGGCTGGTATGAAATGCGCCGTCAGCTTGAGTATAAGCAACGCTGGCTAGGTGGCCAGGTTCTAGCGATACCTCCGGCATATACCAGCCAGCGTTGCGCCTGCTGCGGCCATACCGCGAAAGAAAACCGCCTGTCACAAAGTCGATTCGAGTGCCTTGAGTGCGGATATACCGAGAACGCCGATATTAACGGTGCTCGTAACATTTTAGCGGCAGGACATGCCGTGCTTGCCTGTGGAGGGATGGTGCAGTCAGGCCGCCCGCTGAAGCAGGAACCCGCCGAAGTGAGTCAGTCTTAGGTCTGAACACTGTAGGAATCTCCATCCTTTAAAATGGGGAGGATGTCAATCAAAGTGTATCAGGAAAATAAGCAAGCCATGCAATATTTATGGGCCATCGTTATTTAGTAGTTGTTACTAAGGTCGAATTTCACATAACAGGGCAATCATCAAACTCTCCTGACCGCGCATCATTGATTATGTATGTGATCACACCAAAAACAGCTGGTGGACAATTATCCTCCTGACTCGGCAGCGATTCCTTTCGACCGGTTGTCAAATCTTCAAGATGCGGTTTAGGTGCCATCCTGTAGCGTTTAACCCTAAACTCTCCATCAAGAGCACATACCAGCAAAGAACCATCACAAGGATTAAGCGATGCATCGATAACAAGCAGAGCGCCTTGCAGGATTCCTGCACGATAACATGTATTTGCTGCTCGCATAAAATACGTAGCTGCCGGATGCTTAATGAACTTTTCATCAAGCGAAAGCTGCTTTTCCACATAGTCTGCGGCTGGAGATGGAAAACCCACGGGTAGCTCCTCTGTATTGACATCACACACATATACAGTATAAATACTGTATATGCATACAGTAAAGGGGTGTTGGGATGTTTGTTGAATTGGTCTACGATAAGCGGAATTTTGAGGGATTAGCCGGTGCTAAGGAGATTATCTACTCTGAACTGACTAAACGCATCCATCGCATCTTTCCTGATGCCGATATCCGGGTGAAACCCATGATGACGATGGCGTCCATCAATACCGATGCAAAGAAGCATGAGAAAGAGCAAATCAGCCGGGCCATCCAGGAGATGTTTGAAGAAGCAGAATTTTGGCTGACTGAAGCATAAAATTGATTTCGGCCCCTTTCGGGGCCGCTCCTGTCATCCAATGTTTTCCCAATTTCCTGAACCACGGGACATAATGCAGGTGCCTGAAACTAACGAGGCGGAGATTGAATCTGTTATGACAACCTCAACCAATGTGTCTTGAGTGCTGATTCCGGTCTTTGTTCCCTGGAAGGGTAAATACCCAATTAGCGACGATCCAATGTCGGATGTATTGAAAGTGATCCGGGAAACTCGTTGGCCGTTTACCCAACATTCAATCCCGATTGTGCTTCTTTCGTTACCAGCAATCCAGCGTACAATCCCTTGTATACAAAAGGATTTGCCTCCCTTGTTGCTGGTGTCGTGGTGGATGAGTCTGGATTTCACATTTCCGTTAAACGCCGGGAAAACCCCCATCGCCGCGATATCACCAACAAAGCTGTTAGCCTCGACAGCACCTTTAAATGTTCCACTGGTTGCTTCAATTTGCCCTCTGAAGTAACCATTATTGGCATAGATATCACCACGGAATGTACCACTGTTGAATACACATGCTCCATTTTTGGAAATCATCCACCCAGAAAGACCATCGTTCCAGTTGTAGTTGCTGGAGCTAATGAAATCACCAATTTTTGCGTTATCGATAGAACCATTCTTGAGCCGGGCCGAATCAATGTACAGCTCATTACCTTCAGCAATCATCACCGGTACAGCAGTTTTGCTGTTGCGGTTAAACAGCGAGAAACGATCGGCATAGAGGATCATGTCGCTGGTATCACCATCGCTACCCAACACAATACCGGCTCCTACTTTCTTCCCGTTGTTGGTTTCAACTTTGATGGAATACATGGAGCTGATTTTATTGTTGGTATCGACCAGAGTGTTACCCTGGGCCTGTACAGTAGAGGACAACGTACCAACGGTGCTGTTCAGGCTCGTGAGGCTGTTTGCCGTTGATGTGATCTTCCCTTCTGCACTGGTCACCCGGCTGGTCAGTGAATTCAAAGCCCCGGCATCGGCTTTACCGTTCAGTGAACTCTGCAGGCTGGTGAGCTGCTGACTCTGCGCCGTGATTTTGTTCTCTGCATTTGTTACCCGCGTGGTGAGGCTGTTGACGGCTGTGGTGCTGGCATTAGCCACATTCAGCGCATCCTGGGCGTCAGTGATATCTGTAATGACAACATCATCGATATACAGGTCGTAGCCCGGCGTTCCGCTGCCCGTCGCGCCACGGGTGGAGATCCACACCACCCCCCGTGTCCTTCCGGTACCATTCATCTGCGTCTTGCCGCTGAACTTCACCCACTTCCCGCGACTCCCCAGACCACTTTCCGTTATCGTGACAGCCCCCTGCCAGCTGTTCTGCCCCGCCGCATTCTGACCCTGAATACCGACTATCGTCTGCCAGCCTGACGACGGGGACTGGTCCGCAGGCATCATTGCCCACAGCTCAATGCTGTACACCGCGTTCTCGCGGATACTCGACCACGGACCTATCTGCTTGTCGCTGTTACCCCCGTTGTTCGCTTCACGGCGCAGCCGCAGGCTACTGCTGCCGTTAAATTTCTGCGCCGTCGTCACGACTGCGCCGCCACCATACAGCTGCTGGCCATCCGCATAGCTCTCCAGCGAGCCGTCAAACCACGGATTAGACACCTGGTTGCGCAGCGTGCTGATACTGCCTGACAGTGAAGTGATGCTCTCTGACTGCGTGGTCAGCGTGTTTTCCACCTGGCTGACCCGGTTCGTCAGCGTGTTCACCGCGCTGCTGTCCGCCTTCTTACCGATATTCTGGTTCGCCGTCGTCAGCCCGTTCTGCAGGCTCGTTATCGACTGACCCTGGCTCTCCAGCTTCCCTTCCGCGCTGCTCACCCGTGTGGTCAGCGCGTTCAGCGCCGTCGCATCCGCTTTCTTATTGACGTTGCCATTGGTGGTGGCCACGTCGTTATTCAGCTTCGTGATCGCCTGCCCCTGGCTGGTCAGCGTGCCCTCTGCTGAATCCACCCGTGATGTCAGGGCGTTCACTGCCGCCGCGCTGGCGTTGTCCTCCGGCGCTTCGCTCCACGCCGTCGGCACATTTCCCCGCTCGAACTTCGGCGAACTCAGGTACACCGTCTGGTCTGTTGAACCCGGCTGAATACGCGCAACAATCAGCTTTTTACTGCCGCTACCCGCACTCTGCGTCCATTTCACCCAGTAACGCTGCCATTCCGTTGTCAGGGTGAAATCACACAGCCCGTCTGAGTTGGTGAACGTGTTGCCCTGGCTGCTCACCGACTTTTTCGTACTGTTCGGGCTGTAGAAATGGCTCCGGACCTTCTGCCCGTTTGCCGCCGCCTTCGCGTAAAAACTCAGCACGTACTCCGTTCCGTCCACAGGCGCGGACAGGTCAATACTGATGAGGTCACGGTATGCGGCTCCGGCTTTCAGCGTGAATGCCATCACCCCGTTGCCATTGTATTTTTCCGCGCTCACATTGCCATATCTGGTCAGACTGCCGGAGTCGGGGATCTGGTTCGTCCCGCCCACATCCAGCGCATTCAGCGAGTTTTCCAGAGAGGTGATCGCATTGCCCTGGGTGGACAGCGTGCTCCCCTGCTGGGTCACTGTGTTCTGCAGACTTTGCAGCGCCGTGGCATCTGCTTTTTTATTGACGTTAGCGTTGGTCGTCGAAAGATCGTTCGTCAGTTTTGTCAGAGAATGGCCCTGACTGGTGAGCTTATCTCCCTGCTGGCTGACAGTAGACTGCAGGCCCGTAATGGCACTACTGTTTGCGGCCACACCTGATTCGGTTTTGCCGACACGGTTGGACAGGGAGGTCAGCGTGTTACCCTGGCTGGTTAACGTGGCGCCCTGCTGCTCCACTTTTTGTGTCAGGGACTGTACGGCACTGGCATCAGCCTTTTTCCCCAGGCTGGTTTCCAGCCCGCTGATTTTACTGGCCTGCGCACTTTGTGCCGTGGAGATGGAACTCAGTTCATCAGCGACAGAGGCCTTATTGTTATTGAACTGCGTCTGAAGGGATTCTCTCGCGGTCACTTCCGCTTTATCGGCGGTAATACGCGCATTCATCTCCTGAAACAACAGGCCAGAGCGCAGGTCTGCCAGATTATTGCTTTCACTCGTCCCCCGCATCTGCGTGGCCAGCGTGGCTCGCTTATTCGCTTCTGCCGTATCGGCATTCGCACGGGCTGTCGATTCTTCGCGCAATGCTGCAGTGCTGGCTCCCGGCGTCGGTCGACCCACGGCAATCCAGTCAATGATGATGAAATTATCATCAGACTGATCCACCGTTAAATCGAGGCGAAACTGGACAACCGGCTTGCTGTCATCGCTTCCCCAGGGAATGTCCTGAATACTGAGAACAGCCCTGCCACTGCTGTCATAATCCGGCTCTGCGACGGTCAGCATGCGGCTGTCGTTGAACGACTGACCTTCATAGCGCCAGCGGATCTGACCACTCCACGCGGGCGTCCCTGTTTTCTTAAGACGCAGTTTCAGAAAGCGGTACGCTGAGCCACTGATACTGATTCCAGGAGATGTAATGTAAGCATCTGTCGCATGGTTTGCCGGTCTCAGCCAGCCGTTTTCAACAACCGAAGGCGTGCCGCCGTTAGATGTCCAGCCTTCCCGGTCGTTATCAAAGTACCAGATAGCCTGGCTGTCAAACTGCTCCCCGGTTCCCGCCGAAATCTGAGCCATCTGTGTGGCCAGAGAATCATTCACATTCTGGATGATTTGCTGTGTCGACTCGATAGCAGCAACACGCTCGTTTTTTTCATTCAGCAGCTGGTCTGCCGCCTGCGCCGCTTTCGCGTTGACGTCCGCAATGCGGTCGGCAGTCTCCTGTTTTACCGCTTTGTCCCAGCCTGTATTCGCCTGGGCGATGGACTGTTTCAGGCTGTTTTCAACCGTCTGCAGCTGGGATTTTAATGCGGCA